TTGCTCTCTGGCGACGCGTACGATGTGCCATCGTTTCACGTGCCCCGTTCTCATTAATTCAGTTATATTCATTTTGTCTTTAATCCTGCATCCGACGCTAATTGTTTTAGATATGACATTCCGCTCCCCGTATTTGGAGGAACTTCTTCTTTGCCCTTCGTACTGATGAACCAGATCCTGTGAGCCCGGGCCAGCTCCTGAGCGGATCTGAGTATTTCTGCCGTCGCACCCTTCGACATTCCGAGGTGTTTTGCGATCTCTGCGGTTTGCATCTCGGTGGCATACAGCCACAGAGCGATAGCCTGCCTGTCGGTCGGAACCTGTTTAAACAACATCGTGCTCCTCCGGTTCCGGCCTGCTTAGGAACATGGGCGTGTTGATTCCTACGTAAGCACATTCGGTATTAAACGCGAAGTATTCCTCCGCGTCCTCCACACTCATGTCCCGGGCAAGAATCTCGACGCATTTCTCACGATCATACACGGCTACGGTGAGACCACCTGCCTGCCTCGCCACGCCGATGAATGCATCGTCCAACCCGTCGGGTGTGGCGATGGGTTCATCCGGGTGATGCTCTTCAAGATATTTTTGAAGGTCCATATCAGTCGGCATCACATTCCCCGGCTGCCATGTCATACCCCCGATTGTACCACTCAACGTATTTCGGCGGCACATTGTTTCCGGGGTTCCTGTTGTTGCCCTCCCGGGCGTCTCGCATACCGTAGAGATATGCTTGCCGCATGGTACAGGTACCCTCCAACGGATGGTCCTCGTGCTGCATGGTGCCGGTCTTGGTGACCACCCATTGTCTGGATCTGTTTACCTCCATTTTGTCCTTGATCGCTTGTGCCAAGTCAATCTTGTGCATATCGGCCAGATCGAACAACATGATGCAGATATCGGCGTACTCACCCGGGCTACGCGGATCCTTGACAAGCTCCCCCACTTCCTCAAACAGCTTCAACAGAGCTGCCTCGGGTTTACGGTCCGGAAAGACGGAATCCGCCCATTCCACGATGCTTTTGGTTAATTTTTTAATCTCCATATCAGAATAACTCGGGATGAGCGTCAACGTCCACAACGTCGTTTACGGTGGCCCCGTGCCCGGTCCATCGGACCCTGGCCCCGGTGTTGCGGTTGATGGATTTAATGAGCGCTTTCAATTCGTCGGGCTGCATGTAATTGCAAAAATTAAGAAAGATCTCTTTAACCCCGCATTGACGCACGGCATGTTTAACCTGGGATAGTGAGAACGTGAAGATCCGTCGCGGTAGCTTGGTTACGGTAGTAAGCTCGATCTCCTGCCCGATATCTTTAAACGAGGTCTCAATCTGATCGAGGTAATTGGGCCCGGACCATCCGACCTGCTTACCATTGTGGTCAAACCTGTTCGCCACCCGGATCGGGTAAGTGCGTGCCGTTCCGATGACCTCCACAGGATAATCCGGTGACACCGGGACACCGCAATCTGCCAGCAGCTGAGCGGTGGATACATCCCTCGACGTCGTGTAAGGGTAGAATCCATGATACATTGACAGCGAATAGCCCTGAGCCCCTTCGATCATGATGTTTTCTCCCTCATCCAGCATCCAAGCGTATCCCATCGGCCCCACGACGTTGACGTGCCGGGCCACCGCATGATGTTTTAAGAGTTCCTTGACGGTGTTTAAATCATCCGGATTTCGCCTGATCCGCTGAATTGCAGCTGCTCCGCATCCCTTTTTGGTGGAGCCTATGGCCGTCATGCCATTTGCTTCCTCGACCCTATGCTTGCCGGTGATCACCGCAGCATTTTCATGGACGAAGATATGTACATTTTGCAAATACTCCTGGTTGATCATGATCTCCCGAAAAAGGTTGTCGAGATCCAATATCGATCCGGGCCCGATAAGAATACGCTTGAGATTGGGTGACACGATGCCGTTAGCCAGCATGGTATGAACAAACTTGTTGCCATGGGCGTCGATGAATGTGTGCCCCGCGTTGGCCGCCCACGCCGTCACAATGGTATCCGGTTGTCTATTCTGTGCCAGATACCCGGCCAGCAGTCCTTTGCCGGTGCTGCCAAACTGCAAGTCTATGATCGCTGTTATTTTTTTCATTATACGTTATGTTATTTGCTAGCCTCCCACCAGTTGGGTCCGACACCTTGGTCCGTCCGGACGGGTACTCGGAATTTGATGGGGGTGAGTATCCCATCAAAATGTGTTAGAATGCGGTTAATCTCGGCGAGCGTCTTCGCATCACCGCGAGGTACCGACATATCAAATTCATCGTGAACGTTGAGTAATAACCTTGCTCCGGACTGCGTCCCTTTAAGGAATTTATGTAACTCAACCAGCTTCACTTTAAGAGCGTCGGCAGCCGACCCCTGAAAAATTAACCCGCCCGCCTTGTGAACAGCCTGCCCCTTAGGAAACCGGATTCGCCTGCCCATGATCGTCCGTATGAACCCCCGGGACGACGCCTTGGCACTGGCCGATTGGAGCAACTCCTTGACCCCGGGAATGGCGCTATGATACTTCTCGAATACCGACATAGCCTCCGGTCCCGGCACCAGCCTGTCCTTGCCCGTCTTTTCATTTCTCTCAACCGTGTACGGCAGATTCATCTCAGCCGCAAGTTTACCCTGGCCCATGCCGAACACAAGCCCGAGATTAATCTGCTTGGCATTAGCGTCACCCGCGAACCTCGGCGACCGGGGCAACCCGGTGAGATCGGCAGCCATCTGATGAAAATCCGCATCCGGATTCTGCCTGTAGATTTCTAAAATACGCGGATCGTTGACGTAATGTGCAAACACGCGGAAATCCATCTGAGCCCAGTCGTTGCAGACCCAATCGTGCGTCTTAAAATCGGGCAAAAACAAAGATCGAACGATGCCCGCAATGTCCTTGTCACGCTTGTGGATCTGCTGCAGGGCCGGGGCATTTACGCTCAGCCGACCCGTACCCGTACCCAGGTCATTGTCAGATCTGGTCTGATTGAAATTGCAATGAATGACCCCGTTGTGATGATAGTTTAGGATATGGCCTTTGATGAACGTATCCCGGGTTTTAATGATCTTGCGGAGTTGAAGAATCAGAGCGGCGGCGGGATGCTTCATCTGTCTGAGCGTCGCAGCCCCAATGGAAGCCTTGCCCCCGGGCGTAGCCTCAGCTGGCGTACCATCCGTCAGCGTCCAGACACCATCCGCCCGCTGACTCGGCTGAAATAATTTAGCCATCATCGGGCCGGAATTGACGTTGACCTCAAACCCGGCGATGTCGTCCAACTCCATCTGAATCTCAGACACTTTTCGGTCGAGCTCTGGGACCACAGCCTCAGCCTGCGATACGTTAACCCTTACACCATCAAATTCAAGGTCGACTAGGACAGGTAGCAGCGACCGCTCCAGATCACACACTTTATGGAGATCCTGACTCTCGATTTCCTGCTCCTGCCACTCCCAGAGCTTAAGCGTGGTGCGGGTATCCTGCATCGCATACTTTCCGACGATTCGTACCGGGGCCCGGTGAAGATTGGCCATCTGCACCTTCTTTTCGGCCTTGCCCCCGAAAATATCGGCCAACTCCTGAATGATGTCGTCCTTCCCCACTCCGACATACTTGGTTCCTAGATAGTCGAGGTTGTAATTCAAAAGATGCTCATCTATCAGCGCCGCCCGGATAAGCGTACAATCCACGTTCGATTCCGGGAAATTAACGCCCATCTCCCGAGCGAAATGCCAGTCGAACTTCGCGTTGTGACATACCACCCGGCGACAATGAGGAATTTCCTCCCTGAGGAAGGCCAACGCTTCGGGTTCAGACCGGACGTCCCAGTAATGATCGATACCGTCCGGGCAAGACACGCTGATGCCAAAGATCTCGTCTTTCCACCAAAACAGTCCGGTTGTCTCACAATCAAACGCTATGTAAGGATATTCTCTAAGTCTAGGATATTTCATACTCTATAAGCCATGTCGCCCTCTAATATGTCTAACTTGTTTTTGGTACGGGTCAGGCCCACGTACCACACTCGCGCCTCTGCGTCCGGGTTTAAATCCATGGACCTCAAGGTTCTCATGGTCAGGCCCGTATTTAAAATTACATGATCCGCCTCCCGGCCTTTAGCGGAATGGATTGTGCTCAGCCGAATGTTCGCTGGTCTTGAAAGATCTGCCGACTTAAAGAAGTCTATCTGATGAACCGGGATCTTCAACGACCGGATGTATCCGCGCTTGCGAACCGCATCGAAATTTCCACTCCTGAGATCAGCCTTCGTACGATCATCGGCCACCGCCAATATCCGATTAAGATCTACCTTTGAAAGATCCTCCGTACCGTAGAGCTTAAGGAAAGACCGAACAGCATTGGCAATCCGAGAATCAAACAGCCCGGGCATGCTGCCCTCGTTCTTGTAAGGGATTAAATGTCTGATCAGTTCCTGCTCGATCGCAGTTTTAGTGTGGAATGATCTGCATAAAATAAGGATATCTGCGCCCCTGTCGATCGTAGACGGGTTGAAAGACCCCAACCTCCGCACTTCACCATCATGCTGCATCGGCAGGTACTCCTTCACCACTCGATTCTTAACCCGGCTAATCAAATCTAATGCCATCTTATGCGCCTTGACCGGGACCCGCCAAGACTGCTTCAACACGACTCGATCAGCCATCGATGCCTCTTCAAACCTGAGCATCCCCTGCGGGTTAGCCCCGGCCCACTCAAACACCGCTTGATCATCATCCCCGGCCACGACCACCTGCCTGACGGTATCATGTGATACCAGATGACTTACTACCCGCCATTGGAGGTTGGTGAGATCCTGGGCTTCATCGATGTAGATTGCGTTGGCTCCGTGCGGCTGCGGATCCGCCACGTAACGCTCAAGCATATCGTTGAAGTCGACGTAACCGTTGGCGTACTTCCAGTCGGCGTAGGACTTTGTGAAAAATTCGAATTCCGCCCAGTTGCCCGGACGACCCATGTCGTGATATTCGGCTGCAAGCTTCGTCTCCTTGTTGGTTGCCCGTGCAATCACGGCAAGGTAATGGTCTCCCGTCTCCATGTCATCCCCGGCGTCGTTACTGTTGCCCTTGAATCGGAACCCGGTCTTGGCTCCAAACTTAGCCAGCTTCTCCTTATCTACCACCGCCTCGCTCGTAAGGTTACACAACCGGAACATAAGACTGTGCAGCGTACCTACGGCATTTTTGGCGATCGGAATGGCCCCGGTCCTGCTCACCGCTTCAGCGGCGGCTGCTTTCGTGAAGCTGATGAACAGGACCTTAGAGCCACCCCATATTTCGACGGATTCTGAGAGCCTGTGCACGAGGTTAGTCGTCTTGCCGCACCCCGGAGGGCCATAGATCACAGTACTCTTAAACCGTCTCACGGCGATTAATATTCCCGGTCAGACTCGACTTCAGAGCTAAACGAATCGGTCTTCCGATCGATCGCGACAGCCCCGGAGGAGATACCCTCGTAGAGCTTCACCGCCGCATCGTACAACGCCTTAGTGGGAAAGCCCGCTGCAGCGATGGTCAGATTGTAGAAGTCCTGATTCTTGTTGTTCTTCTCACTCACGGTGGACAAGCGGTAGACCCGGCTGAAGGAGTCACCACCGGCCATCCGGATAAGCGAGTTAAACTTCCTCGACACCTTGGCCTTGGATTTGGACATCGAGATCACGATCTCTTCGACCTTACCCGTTTCTGGCTGGACGAGCAGGCAGAAGTGTTGAGCGGTGTCCATAATCTCGCAATCTGACCCGTCTTCCAGATGCGACAACGCATCTTCGGCATCGGCAAGGCTGGTGTGCACGCCCCGGAAACCGCCACCCTTCTGACGATCTTTCCAAATAAGGAACTCCTTCTTGAAGTACACCGGGACGAGTAACACCTCGGGCCCGTAGAGTTGACGGGTGACGTTGTTGTACAACATCCCACCATCGGCTCCCGGAATGTAGGCCTGGTCGTTCTTCTTGCGGCAAGGCGACAAGTCCTGCACGAGTTCCAGCCGTGGAATCAGAAGATCCTCGGCTCCGACGTTTTCCGTACCACGGTTACCCTTGTTGTTCGCAAGGAAATCCGGGCAATCGGCCTGAAACATTTCGTTGCTTGGTGCTTTTACTAACTTGCTCATATGTTGGTTTCTACTTGTTGTTGTTGGTTTCTGTTCTGGGGAAATTAGCGTTTGGTGATGGAGGCCCGCGTGAACGGAGTCACTTTAATAAGATCCTCCGGTACCTCATCACCATTCAAAATCATCGACTTGACGACGGCTTTGAGCGTGCTCGCGTTGATTGTCTTCGTCACGATGTCACCTTTGCCTAGCATGTCGAAGAACTCAAACACCCGATCCTTGTTCTCGCTGAGAACGCTAACCCGGAGGTCGGCAGTCAGCGAAACCCGGCCCACGTCGGTGACCTTAAGATTATCGATACCCTCACGCTCGAAAAGCTCGGGGATGTAGATGTGCCTGACGTAGTCGTACTCGGCGTTAATGGTTTTCAGCTCAGCCTCTGCGTCTTCTTTAGCCTTGCGCAACTTGTCCATCTCCTTGATGACGTCCACCGTTTCGAGTGAATCATAATGCGCTTTAAATGTATCGTTCGGATGTGTTTCTTCGCTCATGTCTATATTTGGTTTGGTGTTAACTGAATCGTGATCGGATGATACACGCAATCACGGTTGCTCCAGCGGAGCATATTGACCGACTTGATCTTCCGCAATCCCAGGACCAAGAACACGGTGGCTGCCACCACCGGGCTCCCGGAGACTGTGATGTAGTCAACCAAGGGGTCAAAACTTTTAAGCTTGGAGGCGATTTCATCTATCAAAGCCTCGTTGCGGAGACTCGCCTTTATGACGCTAAATTCGTTGCGCGTAATAAACACGACCTCGCCGTATTCCTCAGCAGGACTGTAATTGAGCTTTTCCTGCTCCTGTGTTACGAAAACCTTCGATGTCATGGCGCTATTGTTTATTGAACCGCCATTAAACATGGCCCCGATACGCGTGTCAATATTCTTATTCATAGAGTTTTACTTTTAGCGTGTCAATAGTCGACCGCACATATTCCGAGACGTCTTTTTTCTGAGTTAACGCCTCCAGGATATGTTCATCAACGGTGTTCTCGGCTACGATATCGATGATCACCGTACCATTTTTCTTATGCGGACCGAACGCCCGCTCCTCGGACTGCTCACGGTCGGTGTAATTGAACGAATTGGAAAAATAGATCTCATTCTCCGCTTTGTGCATCGTCAGCCCCATGCCGCCCGTAGCGGTATTCCCGACCAAAAACCGGGCTGCCCCGCTTTGAAAGGCCGTGTTGACATTGTAATCTCGGGCGGCCTCGTCCACGTCTCCGTGCAACTCGACCACTTGATCTTCACCATACTCCTTACGCAGGGCCTCACTCACGATGGCGATCTCTTCGCGGAATGCACACCAGATGATAGTCGATCCCACGTATTCCTCAACCACCTAGAGAAGTTCCGACAACTTGGGATTACCACCCTCGATCCGCTGCCGGACATACTTTTTCTTGGTGAGAGCCTCGGTCTCCAAGTCAGTCTTAAACGATATGGAGCCACCCGTGATTTCCTGAAGCCGCAGCATCTTCTCCAACGCATTCTGCACTATCATCGTTTGGTCGCCCAGCTCAGCGAGCCCCTCTCGCTTAACCTGCCTGTATAACGCTTTTTGCCTGTCAGTTAACTGGGTCTCACGCCGCAAATATACCTTCTTCGGCGCATCCGGAAACACTTCATCCTTGCGTACTTGAAACACGAATGGCTCGAGCATCTCCATGAGCTCGTCGATGTTCTGATACCCCACGATCTGCTTGTCCTCGTAGCCCCCCATGATGGCATAGCGCTTTTTAAACGAGTAGAAATCGCCGATCCCGATGATGTCAGGGTCGAGAAATTCGAATTGCATGAACAGATCCATAGGTCCATGCGATATCGGAGTACCCGTCATGATCACCCTATGACTAGACCTGCGGCCAAGCTTTACGCAATTCTTCGCTCGGTTGGCGGAATGGCCTTTGATTTTAGAAGACTCGTCTACCACGCACATCGTTTTCATGGACGAGTTGACAAACTCCTCTGCATAATTTATGGCCGAGCCCGCCGCCAGAGACTCCACCCCGACGAGCAGCCATTTAAAATCGTGCTTGGTATTTATCCACTTTGCAAAGTCTTTAGGCTTGGACGTGTCAAGAAGATAAGCATCGATAGGGAATGGTGCGTGTGTATCAATCTCCCGGATCCAGTTTTTGCGAATTGAAAGCGGACAAACGATCAAGACACGCTCCACGTGAGCCTGCATACGCTTAGCTGAGGCCAAGTCAATGATCACTTTAGTCTTACCGGTGCGCATGTCCATAAACAGCGCTACTGAGTCCATATCATACACTTTGTGCAGGGCCTCCATCTGCTTCTGCCTGGGCTCGGTCTTGAACGGATACCAGGATGGGAACTTAGCTTCAACGGCACCGTTCCTCTTTGCTTGAAACTTCGCTACCATTTCGCACAATACTTCTTTGGCATTACCTACGAAGCCTGTCCCCAAATTCATGTACTTATGAATATACTCCACATTGGACTTAATGGCTGGCACCGACCACAACCTGTTCTTGCCGTCCCACCTGCGATTCGGGATATCCCGGATCGTGTCCGACATGTTGTACGGACTGGTGATATGGAACCTATTCTTTTTTGCATCAAACGCTATCGTAATCATACTAATATTCTAAATCGAGGTTAACCTGATCGAACTTAACATCACAGATCTTCGTGAACGGCACCATCCACACTTGGATTACTTGCTGCTTTACCCGGACCCGTGCAAACGTCACCCCCATGTCCCTATTGGCCCTATGCCACAAATTTTTATTCCTTGGAACTTCAGTACGGGTCCGCTTCAGAAAATCCTCGTAATCAATGCTGCGGAACATGATGACCTTTAACCCCTGATATATCTGCACGACCGGCATACCTCTGAGCAACCCTTCCTTGTCAGAAGAATCGTCTCCGGCAGACGTCAGATCAGCCTTACGCAGGAACTCGTCCAGCCTGAGCGCAAGGACACCCCCGGGTGACGACTCCACCGGGGCCTCCTCTATACGCACATTCTTCATGAGCTCGGCTAAAATCTCATCCGACCATTGCGCGGGTTTGATCGTAGATGGCAGGACGACGTTGATCTTTTCCATGGCCTTGATCCGGACCGCCCGGTAATCAACCAATTCGTCGGTCGTCATAGTGACGGAAGACCCGTTCATCTTCATCTCCCACATTACGGGTTCGGTATTCAGGTACTTAACCAGATCCGTGAACATGGGAAGCTTGGCCTCGTTGGCTAACGCTGTGTAGTCGGCATCAGTAATACCATACTTGCACTTGCGACATGCCTCCCGGTCACACCAACTAACCCAAGGCTCCTTCTTGCACGAGTACCCGTAGCTCTTCTTAAGGGCGGATTTAATTACCGTGTCCGCTTCAGGAAATGGCAGCGGCGAGGGGAATATTTCTGCCTGCATCGCATGCGACATCTCTCTAGCCCCGTCCGGGTGGCGTTTCTTATTGTATATGGTCAGGTGGAACAACGCGTCATTGCGCCCACCCTCAGGGATTCCCTCCTTCAACGCCTTCCGTATGCAGGGAGGAGCGTCGCTATGTTCGCTGCCGAACAACTCTTCCAGCTGCTCCTGGGTGATGGCTCCATTTTCGGCGTTATCCAAGAACAGATCAAATGGACACCGAGCCCCATTGTCCAGCGCATACCTATCGGTATTATCTCCGCCAAAGTATGGCAGATTGATCCAGTTGCCCAGCGGACGCTGCCCCTTCGAGTCCAACGCGAGCTTAGTCTGCTTGGGGAACACACAGTCCGACCCCTCCAGTTTAAGCTCGCTCATCCATTTGGTCAGGATGGTCTTAACCATGTCGGCCCGGAGTGGCTCCCGACCGAATAGGTAAAGATGTGCACCCCCGGACTTCGACCTACACACGGTCAGGGGCAAGTTTCCGGATTTAACCTTGGCCTCTATTGAGACCAGATCAAGATCCTCATCCTTGCCATGATTGTCTACGTCTATAGCCCCGAACCAACACAACCCATCATCCCGAATGGGGACCATACCAAGACCCATAACCCCGTTAATATGCTGTTCAAATTGCCTGTGGGTAACAGGTTCTTTGATAGTTCGCATCGACTGAGAGGTCTTTTTAGGATCCCACTCGCCGTACGATCTAAGGTTTCCTCTGAACAGCTGGCTGTACCGTTTTACGTTATTTTTAATACTCATGACATTATCCGCTATACCTCCAGTACACCACGGCCTGTACGCTCAGTCAATATCGAGCGTACAACGAGCGAACAGCGCTTCCCGGGGGCGGAGATATGTTCTGTACGCTTGTTCGCTTGTTCGCCTCGCGTGAGGAAACTATTGCCAACTCCTCTCGTAACGCGGCGAACAAGCGAACAGGCGTACAGACTTGACCCAAACAGCCTCGCGTAGTAGAGTAAGGCATAGATTATGAAAGACCCATTTAAAAACTACGACGCCTGGCTACAGAGCGGCAACCCAGCGGATGATCCTGAAGACGAGATGTGTGAGACATGCGGCACTGCCATGGTGTGGGAAGACAACGTTGACATTGACGAGGATACGGGGAGGGCACGGCTGTGCGGTGGATCATGGACATGCCCGAGCCGCAGCTGCGGCAGTACCACGGAGCCCCCTGAAGCGGAGGAGTAGTACTTATATAGCCGTCACCACTTCTCTGAGGTTAGAGAGACGGTTTAGCCAACCTTTAAGAAACTTGTGTTTGTCAGGCCTCCTGCTGGCTAAATCTTTATAGAACTGCTCGCGGATGTAGATCACGCTTTTACATACGTTTACAACACCTACGTTGCTGACGGTTTCCATGGTTTTACCCAACGTTTGAGGGCCGAACTTCCCATCGTCTTTGGCTCCGACAGCTCTTTGTAAGAATTTGTTTTGTTGGCCGATGCCGGTGTTGACTGCACCATCTACTTGTACTAAATCTAGTGGCCAAGGCAGCTTTTCAGCACCACATTTATCCCAGTACTCCTGCTTGTAGATTTCTACAGCTCTCTCGTACGTGAGATTTTCAATATCTTCCTTTGGGTGAGAACGTTGATCAACGCCAAACTTAGTTAGACCACCGTCATCCCCAGGAACATTTTGTGATACGGCATATTTGAAGTCTCCGTAATGTCCTCTTTTGTACACGGTTTCATGTTTAATTATGAATTCTATAGCTCGGTCAAATGACATACTTCAGCATTTCCACCGTTTCAAGTTGGCTTTAGCCCGGTCAATGGCCAACGAAACGCTTTTTTTGGCCATCAAATTTTTTCGTCACGGACGACGTCTGCAGTGCCAAGGACGGACAGGATGGCTGCTCCGATGGTGTCAACATGACCTGTTTTAAAGCCAAGGATGGCAGCGGCTAGTTTGATGATTCCAAGCCAAGTGGAAGGTTGTTTCAGTCGAGCTTTGATGTTGTTCATATTACTTGTCTTCTAGGTGTTCAAAAATTTTATTCCAAAGCGCTTTTCTGTCAGCCTCGCACTCTTTAATCTTCCCGTAGAGGTAGTAAACAGCGAGGATTGTAAATGACATGGATAACCCTTGCCCTGCCACTTGTTCCAATATCCGGTGAAAGAATTGTTCCATAAATTAGAATGTTCCAAAATCGTTTGGTCCGGTCGCACCCGTCGATCCAGTCGGACCAGTTGGACCAGTAGATCCGCTTCCAGTTGCCCCCGTAGGACCAGTCGGTCCAGTCGCGCCAAATGGTCCGGTTGGCCCGATAGGTCCGGTTGCGCCCGTAGCCCCTGTGGCACCAGTGGCTCCGATGCCAGTAGCACCCGTAGCCCCCGTAGCCCCCGAAACGCCAGTCGCTCCCGTAAGTCCAGTGGCTCCCGTCGCACCTGTTGAACCAACGGGTCCGGTAGGTCCGGTAGACCCTGGGCCGGTCCCAGTCGCACCTTGAGGACCAGTCGGTCCAATAGGTCCGGTGGGTCCGGTGGCTCCAACAACACCAGTCGGTCCGATAAGTCCGGTCGGCCCCGTTAATCCGATGAGTCCCGTCGGTCCGGTCGGTCCTACGATACCAGTCGCACCCGTCGCACCCGTAAGCCCAGTTGAGCCGGTTATACCGGTAGCGCCAGTTGGTCCGGTCGATCCTGCAACGCCAGTTGAACCCGTCGCACCCGTAACGCCGGTAGATCCGGTAGGACCAGTAGGTCCGTCATTGCCGATAACTCCGGTGGGTCCGCTTGCACCAGCAGGCCCCGTGGGTCCGGTAGATCCTAGCATCACGCCGTAAATCAGATACTGGCTATTGTTATTGATCCCACCGCTCACGGAAGTGCTGCCGTCAAATGTACCATAGTAGACGTCCGGAAGGTTACCGATCGGTGCCGGTGCATTGTACACCAGAGCTCGCCTCTTATTTCGAACCAACACGGAGTAAGGTGCCGGTGTAAATAGCTGTCCGGGAGATCCGTTCCTGCTTGGCAATCCTCCAATCGTTCTGATCGGTTGTGCGGCTGGAATCGTCATATCTGAGTCCCAGAATACCGCTTGCGGATAAAGATCGGCGCTTAAGTTAGGCTGCCCGATGTAGACGTATCCATCTTGCAATGGCATACCATCGATGTCAGTGAATTGTGGAAAAGGAGATAAGATTATCATTGTGGTTCCTCTTGGGATTCAGAAGTGGCTCCGTATGCACGCATTGCGGCCAGTAACTTTTTGGCTGCGTCGAGCTTTTTGGCACTGTCCTGTTTATATGTCGGAATTTTCAGCAGCAAGTCTCGGACAGCTCTGGATTCATAAATCTGTCCGATTGCGCCCGTGCCGAGGATGGCCGACGCCACTCCGAGTGCTCCCTCCTTACCATGAGTTAGTGCGGTAAATATGGTTGCCAGAGATCCACCGACCATAGGGATTTGGCCCACTACGCCCGTCGGAGGGCTGATCGCATATTGGCCCGATCTCTGAAGTAATTCAATAGCTTCGATGAACCCCTTAGCCCGGGTTAGATCCTCCCCCTTAAAGAACACTCCGACTTGGTTGCCCATCTTCTTAAGCTCTTTCGCAAATCTATCGGGATTAGGCTTAGCGTTGTTCTTGGTCATGTTCTCCCAAGCGCGTTCCATGATCGTAGCCCGGGCGGCTGCGCGACCTTCAGCAGTCAGGCCGTTATAGAGAGCTTGGACGTCGCTTCTAGACTGGCTGAAAAGCATTTTTCCAGCGGCATCCGGTTTAATCTTACCATTTTGAAGTGCCATTTTGAGCGATTTAAGCTCAAGCTCTCGTGACATTGCGTAAAGCCGCCTGTTGGCTACTCTAAATTTAACTATGTCGTTAGGCTTACCATGTTTCGCAATGAATGCCTCCATGTCCGCTTTAAGTGGAGCGTAGAGGCCATCAATCAATTTTTGGGCTGTCTCTCTATATTTCCCGGCCTCAGGCCCCTCAAATTTACTACTTAAGTTTTGCCTGACGATCTCTACGTTGTCAAGGTTAACGACGCCTTTTAAATCTTTTTGAATCTTCTGAAATTCGGGTATTGCTTCAGCAAGCGTTGAGTCTGTGCTTAGAAATTTGAGGGCATTTTTCAAGGCAGCCTCTGTCTTAGGCGTTGGCACCGTTGGTGCCCCAGACATTGCCGCGCTGTCCATGGCTTCTGTCTGAAGCCTCTTAAACTTTTCTAAATCTTTTGACCTTTTAGCCAGCAAGTCTTTAGTAACATTGTCAAGAGATGAAACGTCTATGTTTGCACCAAACTCACGCAACATGTTAACGGCATCCTGAACTTTAGTCTCTTGTTGAGCCGCGAGTTTGCCTGCCGTTCCCGTAAGCGGGATGGATTCAAACGTCCGTTGTCTAAACTTACCAAACATCCCAGTTGGGGGTAGGACATCGGATGTCATCGGTGTCATGCCTTGCTTTTCAGCGCTGGCCACCGCCTCTCTTAGTCCTTGGCGTCCCACCCGTTGAAGTCCGGTCATACCTCCGCCAATCAACGCTCCGCCCACTCCAGCAGCAAATTGCAATGGAGCGGGGAGCCCGGCCTGGTTAGCCATTTCAGCCGCAGCGCCTCCGGTCGTCGACGCTACTGCCTGTTCCATGGGCAGTTCAGACAACGTCTGTGTTACATTTCTAGCAGTCGTCCCGGCTTGCATCGTGGGAGCTAAAACGGCGGCTGCTCCAGAGGTTGCTAAAGATTCGGACCCAGCGCGAACTGCCGATTCAACCACCTTCTCAGCTGCGCTTCTGGCATTTGGTACGCCGACGCTGTTAAATAAGTGTTGAAACGCTTCAGTAGGACCGGCGTAATTCGTCTTAAAAATGCCGTTTATTAGTCCGACGCCGAGGTCACCTAGGACAGGTGCTGTGGACATGATTGCAGCTGCGGGGAGTACTGAGCCCCCGGTAGCGAGGGCTAGTCCAGCTCCAACCAACGCGGAACCTGCGGTAGGGCCCGCTCCGCGAGTGGCAGCACCGGCTAGGCCAGAAAGAGTTGTATCCGGACCACCTTCCACGGGGGCAGCCAGCATATCATTCGTCTCAATTTGAGTAACTGGCCCCGACATACGCAAATCCGGTCGTTCCTTGCCCCCCGCCTCAAGGAAATCACTTATACTCACCTTACCCGTCATTAAATCGTCAGCCGTAGCCATATTAGAATTGACGTTTTTGAGCTTGTTCGATTAGCAATTCAGCCCTCTCCTTGGAAATGCGCCCTGCCCGGTAATCTGCTCTGATGTCATCTATGTAGCTGTTCCGGGACACCATCGAAGAGAATTGCGTGAATGAAGTTCCTGCAGGGACGGTAACTCCGTTAACGATGAGATCCGATTGAGCCTTGCCCAATGTACCGACTTGTCCTACCCAGTCAGCCTTGCCCGTCTCAATGTCGCTCTGCATCTTAGTCACCTTCGCCATTCCTCTGAGGAATTTTGAAATCGTGTCCATGTTGGCCGTTTCGGGTAGGAACCCTTTAAGAACCATGGCTACGTCGGTGTCCGATGCGGGTCGCAGATCTTTTAGCAGTTGAGCAGCTTGGGAGTTACGAAATGAGACATATTCCTTACGTAACTGCGTGACTCCGTTTTGCATGCCCGCCTGAGATTTAAGAAACTCGCCGAGGTTTGCCATAGCCCCGGCACCCCCTATCATTGATTGGTTTTTGGCTTGGGCTTCAAATCTAGTGGATAAATCGGCGGCAGAGCTCGCTTGAACCCGCAGTTTATCCGCCTGTTCAACGGTAGTATTAACTAGCTTGCGAACATCTTCAGGCATCGCCGCCACTTTATTGGCTTTTGACAGGTCAATGGATGCTTTAATAGCTTTCTCACCTTCCGGCATCGTTGATAGCAAAATACCAAAGTGATCTTTAGCAAAGTTAACGGTGCCCGGATCGTCTATCATTTTAGACCATACCGACCAACCCTCAGCCTCTTTATCCTGACCCGCATTCTTTAATCCTTCAATCTGAGTGTTAAGCAAGTTTTTAGCTACATCGACTCTATTTGAATTAAGAGCTGAGAATAACTGGGCTGTAAAATTAACCGTGTTTTTAGCCTTCTCCTCGCCCATCATTTTAAATGTAGCCCTGACGCTGTTGGCAGCTTCAGGTTCCATGAGGGCAGCGAGTTGACCGTAGTCGCTGGCAGTTGCGTTCGGATTGCGGGCAAGCTCTCCCAACTTCTGGGTGTACATGGCCGAGCGAGTCTGTTGTTGCTCGGCAAGGTTGAGTTTACGCTCAGCTTCTTCCAACTGCTTCGCCTTAAACTGGTTCATCAGTTGCAGTTCCAGTTTTTTTTCTGGGGCTAAAGCAAGGTCTGTCTTAGCTACTTCTAAATTCGTTGTCTGAATATCCCTTTGCAATCCAAGAATTTCAGCTCTTAATGGTGCCAGCCCGGCTTCGCGGCGGCCCGCTTCTACAGATTGCTCCATCTGTTGTTTGCGTAATGGCATCAGCTCGGCTTCGCGGCGGCCCGCTTCTACAGATTGCTCCATCTGTTGCTTGCGTAATGGCATCAGCTCCGCATCCTGTTTAAACTGAGCAATCCCCATTACATTTCGGAGTGCGTCTGAAGCGTTGAATGGCTGCTGGGCAGGCATCCTGAAGTCGACCGTGTAGTTGGGGATTTGTGGCGGCATATGTTACCAAATTTTAGCTAACCTTCCGATTCCAAGCGTAGATTGCAACCCGGCGATTTGGTTAACTGAACCAGAAATAGCGCCCGCCGCACCCATAGCTGCGTTTGAATACCCTTGAGCCGCCCCAATGTATCCCCCGGCTTGAGCTGCACCGACGTTACCATAGAGCGAGGCGACTTGAGAGCCTAAAGCTTGGGAAGCCTGTGCTTGGTTAGCCGCAGCGGCTTGCCCTTGTGCGGTAATCTGACCCAGGTTTCCATATTGTTGCTCGATTAGGCTATTTAGCAGTTCCGGTCTGAATCTGGCAAGAGCGGCTTGAATGTTCCCACCGCGTAACCCTCCGGTCGCCGCCGCGTTTTGCCTGATGGCATTTTCGCCTACGTCAGTGAGCATTTCAAACCTCGGTATTACTCCCGTCATCAACTCAGCTTGCTGGGCTTCCGGACCGAGCAGGCCGAGCATTCCTTGTTGTGATTTCAGTGATTGGTAACCTGCCTCTCTGTAAGGAGCCATCAGGTTAACCACTTTGTCAAACGAGGCCTCGGTGCTGGCGATTCCGGCCATTGCAGCACGTTCTTGAGCGGACGCTGCCGCCCTAGCTGCAGAAGCTTGTTTGTTGCCCGAGTAGATAGCCGCACCAGCTGACACTACCCCGGCCACTCCCATCCCAATTGCTAAAGCCGTTGCACTCATGATTTGTCAATATTTAAGGTTAAGTTCAAAGCCTGACGGTAGCATACGGTAACCTCTTCGCCATCATCACCACCATGGCATCCATGGATGTCGCGAATTGCAAGCACCTGGATAATTTTCTGTTCTTCATCATAGACGAAGCATGAGTTCGGGCTCTTTGAATGGTTTAGATAGCGACCAAATAATGTCCTTTTGCCATTGATTCTGGCAGGTCCGATGATGGTGCCTTTGGGGATGAAAGAGGGGGCAAACATCCCGACGCCATGAATCGGGGACGGTCTTAAAAGAGCTTTGGGCGTAATCTCATCTGGTAATGGGCACATGTCCGATTCATTGACCGACATCTCGTGTACGTAGTCGGCATCCAACCCATACTCGGCGATGGCTTTTAAAAAGTCTACCCGGTCCTCCTCATGTAGGTGAGACTCCAGCTGAAACATCCTGGCTTTACATTCAAGCCATGTGGCACTCTTATCCAAGAGCATTTCCTCTAATTTCGTAACATCTCGCTCTTCAGTGGCATAAACGTTTTGCCAGATCGTATCTTCCATCGCAAAAGCGAGTTTTCGACCTGACGCGCTTATTATGACGGATGGGCCCGTTAGTTCGATCACGTTACCATCATCGTTCAAGAATTTGATTTTACCCTTCACCAAAATATTAGTGTGGGGGTTTTTATGTTTATGGCCTAGGATCAGAGTACCTGCCGGGATTAACACCTCTCTGATGTAGATGCCGGGCCCGAAATGATGGCGTACTGGGCATTCGGCCTGCGGATATTCGTTGATTAAGCTGTCAAGGTCATCTAACCCGGACGTTGAAATGCTCGATATGCCCGCGTTTACTGAAAGGTTGTCGCTCATGTTATGATCCTCCCAGAAGCTCGGATGGTGATGGCTGCAGCCGTGTCGGCCAAAGTAGCAATGAATCCGGCGTTTTCCAATACTTGGCCGACAATTTCAGGGCAGGTGTATGTCGCACCGGCGCTAATTGATCGGCTGGATAGCACCGTGTTGCTTGCTCCCGCAGTTCCTCCGGAGGATACTAGGTAAACGGTAAGTGTAGCCGCGCCAGCGCTGGTATTAGTAGCAGTAAACTTGTCAATTATGGTTTTTCCTGAAGACGTATACTGAGTAGTACCCGTGTTTTCAGCCTGCTTAGCCGGTATTAGGTTTTGAATCGTGACCGTCATAACACTGGTGGGGCCAAGATCAGCAGTTCAGAGAAAAATAAAGCGGTGTCAGCCGTGGTCTGGGCCGCGTCTGCGGAAAGTTGGGCCGCATTGGCCGTGGTCTGGGCCGCGTTTGCGGAAAGTTGGGCCGCATTGGCTGCAGCTAGAGCTATCCCAGCCTCATTACCAGCATCGAACAAATTTTCAAATGCCACAACCGTCCTGAGGTTCGGTAAAAAGGTCACTAGATCTGCCCGAGTTAGACCAGCCAATGCCATATTTTATTTTTACCACAAATTCAGATATTTTTACAATGCTAGCGGTTCGATTCTGGCTTCAAGCCGAGCAAATGACGTATGGCTGGCGCTAGTGCCTCTAAACTTTTGTACACGCCATCTTTCCATCATCCCCTGTCTGATCCATGTGATGCGTTTGTTCCTGTTGCCGGATGATCCGACCCTGCACCCCTGTTCTTGGCTCCATGTCATCCCATCCGTCGAATAGCTTGTGAACACTGATGACTCTACCCCGGGCTCAGACCTGCCCGTCAGAGCAACCAGTTCAAGTTCGTGGAATATGGCCCCGCTAGTGTTGTTAAACACAATTTCTGTTAAAAATTCCCACCCCACTTCTGACCCCCAGTGTGATGAGTTTGTAAAATCAAGTATCCCGAGGTTTGCCGACTGCGTGTCACCTACAAACCATTTGTTGTACGCCCATGTTAAATATTTACCTCTGTACTGAGACACCTCAGTTAGTCCTGAGCTAAGTATGAACCAAACCGGCTCTTCGACAGTAGCAGTAGCCGCCCCCTCATAAACCAGAGTCTTGTCTGGCAAATGCAAATATAGTTGCCTGAACCCTTGATCTACCCTAGACTCCATGAAAGCGTTTGACAAAGTCGCTTCATCATACTCGGACAAGATCTGGTCGATCTCGCGAGTCGAGATCTTACTTGCAACTGAATTGCCTAGTATCCATATGGCCAAAGATTCGTTCCTGCCACCCCCTAGGAATGCTATGCTCTCAAGGTATGTGCAGCATGTTCTGGTACCCAACGTACCTCTCATTACCTGAGCTCCGGGAATTCTTGCGAAGGGAAAGTTCGGTCCACCAATGTTTTGAAACACTTCTACCGTATGCCGGTTAAGTGCGTAAACCTCGTTGCGGATCTTCACGATCGCTTTAATTGGATCCGGATCTACTTCGGACGAACCGTATTTAAGAGGATCCACGGAGAAAGGATCGTTCAATTCTGTGACCACCAAGAATTCGCCGTCAGTGGTCATGAAGTAACCATCTACCCAAATAAAATCTACTACGTTGCCTAAATCAGGATCTGTAATTTGCTGAAGCTGTGTGCCATTAAACAGCCATAATTTATTGTCCGCCCCGATTCCGAGATAATCGAAAGAATAATCAAGTTTAACTGGACCGGTTCCAGGAATATCTCCCATAATCAGAACATTATAAGGATCATATGTGACTTTGATGAATTTCGTTCCCATTACCCGGTACAACGCATCATTCCACCATATGCCGCCCCTATCTATTCCTGGGCCTGTTAGCACCGGGTCGATCCCTTCTGCCGGTCTTAGATAACCCTTCGATATGCCTTGTTCCTTAGGAACCGGCACAAAATTGATCGGATATGCTGTGCGAAAATCTGACGACGAATTAGAATAAATGCCGCTGATTATTGGGATTTGCATAATGCACGGTCAAAAATACCATAAAAGGCATCCCCATGGCAACCATTCTGGTTGTAAGTAACGACGTTCCCAGCGTGCCCAATCCATTTTTCCATCTTTTCTTGAGTCAACGCTTGAGGATGTCCCTCATATGCTGGAAAATTGATCCATTCAAATATCCTCAATATCGGAGCACATCTGAATGCATTTCTGATGATGGCCGCCGGATCATCCACATGCTGCAGACAATTATATATCCACACCTCATCATAGATATTATCCCGTACCCAATCTTCATCCTCACCTTTAGCCTGGATATATTTAATACCCTCGGATGCATATCTGGCCAACACCCATTCCGGATACCCCAATGGGTCGACCACAGTGGAACCAGAAATCGGTTTATTTACTTTAAGCAGCATCGATACTGGACCACCCCCGATGTCTAGGATCTTTTTGCCATCACCCTCCAAAAAGTTGTCACCGAGCCCCATCCACCTGGCATATTCATATTGCTTGATCTCTTCGTTAACGGTGTTGGTGCAATTGCCCCAAAACGATTTCTCGAAGTCATTCGGCGTCTTCTTGGCTGTATCCACATACAACGCTCTATAATCAAGCCCGACACCGGTCAACATCGGTCTGTTATGATCCTCATACCATCCGCCCGCAGTGAACACGTCGCTAAAATCGTCGAATGCTCGCTCAAATTTCGGACGGACGGCATCCAAGGAGAAGTTGGCTTCGGCGAACTTAGCCATTCGATCGCGGTTAATCGAGTTCACCAACCGTATGGCCCTCAGGATGTCTCCCATTGAGTTGCAACGAAATCCGTTAACACCATCTACGACATATTCGGTCATGGCCCCGACGTCGGACACGATTGGAACGCACCCTGACAACATCATTTCAATGACCGTGCCGCCGAACGGTTCCCAATATGTGGACAGCAGGAATCCAAACGATGCTTCGGATAATAACTTCTTACGGAGCTCGGTGTCCGCGTAGCCGATATAATCTACGTGATCTGGCCATTCGGAGTAACCTACGTCAGCGGGGCTGCCCTGTCCTGCAATCACGAGGCGTATTCCCGCCCGTTTACACGCATCAACCGCTATGTGAATACCCTTGTTAGTTCCGATGCGCCCGAGAGCTATGGCGTAGGGCTTCCGTTGGTGTCCGAGTTTAAAATCTCTAACATCAAAATAATTCGGCACCACTCTCCAATACCATTCCGGTGCACATCTGCTGACTTTGTCAGTCCCAATAAATGCCGCCTTTAACGGATGGCTTTCATAACATCTAAATGGAGCGAATGCATATCCGCACCCGATCCCGGGCTCGACGACGATTAAATCATTATCTTTATTCGCTGCATCGCATGCCGCTTTGGCCGTCCCCCAGAACGCGAGCACAATGTCACCATAGCGTTTGCGTTTCAGAATTTCGGCGGCTGCGTTCCGGTTAAACGTGTTAACACACACATCATCGTAGCCATATTGAAAGAATTTGGTCTTGTCATCTTGCTTGCCATAAGCCTGTTCTTGGATTTCAGTCGTTATGACGTCCACATGCTCGTGTGCGTCCGTCACCGAATCCGGATGGCCATAGTGTATGGTTCGATACTTTTTAGAATCCTTGAACATCGTCAAGAATTTACGTACCTTCTGGGTGAAGGCACAAGCCATATATTCTGCGTTTGTGGCCGTGTGTGGCACGGCTAAACAATGGATGTAGATCATTTTACTATATTAACTATTCTGCTATCGTTCTCTATCGCTATGAACTCGTGTTCCTGATTAGCCGGTAGATCCAGCACCTTACCACACTCAACATCCTGTGTCCAGTCTCCAGCCGTAACACGAATCTTGCCCTTTGCCACAATCGTTATGTGAGCATTGTCCACCGTATGGGTGTGACGCGGCAAAATGTCGCCCACGTTTGGAAAGTCGTAAATCGCTATCTGTAACTTCCCAAACCTGTGTGAGCGAGGAATTACAATCATACTACCGTCGGCGTAGTTGTATCTTGCTGTGGTGCTGGAGCAGGTGCAGGGGTTGGAGCAGGTGCAGGGGTTGGAATTTCGTTAACAACCCATTTAGAACCATCCCAGCAACATGTGTGAGTTTCTCCGCTAAAAGTAGGAGGCTCGATTTCAGTTGATGCCACTGGCTGAATAAACACACCAGGTTCTAATGGTGATTCTTGGCAATCCCAAAACCCAGTAAATGAATCATTAGGCCCGTCAAAAATGTAAACTCTTTTTGTCATATATTTAGTTGTTAAAATTTGATGCAGAATAGCATTCTCCGGCCCGCTGCAATGTTATTTGTTCCACCAGTTGAGCTTGTACTTGCCGAAGCCGGACCATACCCACCGCATCCGGTCTGACCACTAGGATTAGACCCACTAGACGTATAATCATGGCTATGGGCAATCACAGACCCTGTAGTGGCTGATCCCACATTGCTATTTGCTTGAATTTTTGCAAAATCAGCCGTGAAAGTGGGCAATCCGAAAGTCGTGCTGCCATCACCAACACCATAGGTGGTGCCTATGACCGCAAATAGTGTGGCATAAGTGGTGCGAGACACATTAGTCGTGGATGTAGGGCAGAGTAAATATCCAGTTGGCGCACTGGTTCCGGCAAAATCAATTATAGTACCTGTCGGTACAGCACTTGCCCCTGAACTCACAGCAATCGTAATTGACCCTGCGCCATTAGTGATCGTCACACCGGAACCCGCCAATAAAGTTGCCAGCGTAAACCCTGTACCATTACCAATCGGTAATTGACCAGAAGTTGGCGTAGCCGTCAGGCCGGTGCCTCCCTTGCCTACGCCAACGGTTGCGAGTGTGGTTGCGATAGTACCGGCTTGGCCCTCTGTAGTGGCCGTAGCCGTAGATCCGGTCACATCACCCGAGAGAATTACACGGCCTGGATCAACGACTGCTCCAGATTCTGTTTTGCAGTACAACCTGCCGGTGAATTTATTTTCGGCAAGTTCACCCGTTACAAGCGCACCCGCCCCAGGTGCAGTTGCAGATCCTGCCGTTGCGTTTACTTTTGGGATTAATGCTGCCATAATGTTTGACCTTTGTTTAGTTTACAATGCCTGTCAATATTTTTAAAAGTAGGTTGTGATGACAATAATTCCACCTGCCCCATTGCCGCCGTTGCCGCCGTTGCCGCTGCCTTGGGTTGCTCCACCTCCGCCACCGCCACATCCATGACCAGTGCCATTACCTCCATTGCCTCCGCTTCCAGTTGCAAATGTTGTTGCTCCACCACCTCCTCCTCCGGACCCTGTAAAAATCGCAGAAGCTAATCCTGTTTTTAAATTTCCGTTGGTGCCATTGCCCCCGTTTCCTGTGGTGGATATGCTTCCCCCGGTCCCGCCAGCGAGGCTAAACGGAACGTTAGATCCGCCAATGCCCCCGCCGAACGGATTTGCTGTTGAGCATCCTCCTCCGGCTGCGCCTGATGCAGGCCCACGCGAACCACCTGACCCGCCGCCTGCTGTTGTTGTTATGTTTGATGCTGCTCCGGCGTTTGATAAATAAGTTCCGGCTGCGCCTGCGTTGCCTGATGTTGTTATTCCCGCAGACCCTGCTCCCCCGCCAGATGCTCTAGCAATTACACCATGCGTTGCGCCTGTCACCGTTGAAATACCACCAGAACTTGCGGCTGTTCCCCCGAAGATGCCACCAGTTCCGCCTGCGGCTACTGAAATTGTGTAGCTTGCATCTGCTAAATCTGAGGCGGCATAGGAAATAGAGGTATAGCCACCTCCCCCTCCCCCGCCGCCACCATAAATTGCAGTTCCTGCTGCTGCTTTCCCTCCAGATCCACCTCCCCCTCCACCTGCAACAACATCAAACACAACCAACTTTGCTCCTGCTGGCTTTGTCCACGTTGCAGTTCCCGCTGTATTGAACACCTGAATGTCTACAGATGGCATCGTGATCAACGAAGCAGCGGTAATTTGGCCTGCTTCATTCACTGTCAGTGAAGGGATCTGTGCTGTTGACCCATAAGTCCCAGGAGTAACTCCTGTTGCTTTAAGTAAGTCAGGCCCTATCTTTGAAAGTTCTTGTGCCATAGGTTAGTAGGTTCCAAAATCAGTTGTACCAGAGGGCCCAGTGGGTCCTGTTGCCCCAGTTATTCCAGTAGGCCCAGTTGCCCCAGTTGTTCCAACCCCAGTAGGTCCTGTTGCTCCAGTTGTACCAACCCCAGTTGGCCCTGTTGCGCCCGTTGCTCCAGTTGTACCAACCCCAGTGGGACCTGTTGCTCCAGTTATTCCAGTTGGTCCAGTAAGACCAGTTGCCCCTGTCGCGCCAATCCCAGTGGGACCTGTTGCTCCAGTTATTCCAGTAGGCCCAGTTGCTCCGGTTGTTCCAACCCCAGTGGGACCTGTTGCTCCAGTTATTCCAGTAGGCCCAGTAAGGCCGGTAGGCCCAGTTGCTCCGGTTGTTCCAACCCCAGTGGGTCCTGTTGCGCCCGTTGCTCCAGTTGGTCCAGTAAGACCAGTTGCTCCTGTCGCGCCTGCCCCCGTTGGACCTGTTAACCCAGTTGCGCCAATAAGACCGGTAGGTCCAGTAAGGCCGGTAGACCCAGTTGCCCCAGTTGCCCCAGTTGTTCCAACCCCAGTAGGTCCTGTAGGTCCGGTTACTCCAGTAAGACCAGTTGCTCCTGTCGCGCCAATCCCAGTGGGTCCTGTTGCCCCAGCTATTCCAGTAGGCCCAGTAGGCCCAGCAGGTCCAGTAAGGCCGGTTGCTCCGGTTGCTCCAACCCCAGTGGGTCCGGTTACGCCGGTTGCACCAGTAAGACCAGTTGCTCCTGTTGCGCCAATCCCAGTGGGTCCTGTTGCCCCAGTTATTCCAGTAGGCCCAGTTGCCCCAGTTGTTCCAACTCCAGTTGGGCCTGTTGCTCCGGTTGCTCCAACCCCAGTGGGTCCGGTTGCTCCAGTCGCACCAGTAAGACCAGTTGCTCCAGTCGCAACTGCCCCCGTTGGACCTGTTAACCCAGTTGCCCCAGTAGGCCCAGTAGGTCCAGTAGGTCCAGTAAGGCCAGTTGCCCCAGTCGCGCCAACCCCAGTAGGCCCAGTCGCACCTGTAGGCCCAGTCGCCCCTGTCGCCCCTGTCACCCCAGTCGCACCTGCC